TGATGCCCCCCCCCCGTATAAAAACGCCCTACTTCCCTAAGCTATAAACGACCCAAAGCGAGAGAGTGATGTCACTTGAATTCAAATTTTTTTTCGCAAATTTTTTGAAGGTGTCAGGATTTGATAGTATAGTACTTTACTAAAACTTGGTTTTGATATATAATCCCAGTAGGGAATTTAATATATGAGAAAAAATTTTTCCGAACTTAAAAGCACCATAGAGGTTGATCCAGTTACTGGAGAATACTACACAAGAATTCCTGAATGTGTTATCAATGACCAGGGATGGTTTGAAGATACAGTATTAGGATGGGAAGTTGAAGGCGATGAAATTATCATTACGGAGATTGGATGAGCACTAAGGAACTAGCGATCTATCATGTATATCTAAGAGGAGATGTACTTTTCAAGTGTTTAGAGGAAGAAGACTTCAAGGTTATATGGGATAAGATTCATCATGAATTTTTCAAAGAAGAGTTATCATATGAGAGAGTATGTTTAGATGAATATGGTAATGAGATACCTTGTTTAATTGGGGAGAATAGTTTTTGAACTACAGAGTCATTGATAATTTTGCTCCTGAGGAATACTTTACAGAGTTGTATGATTCTGTAATGCATAATAGTTTTCCATGGTCATTTCAAGAGAAAGTAGCAACTGAGGAAGATGATCCAAATGGAGAACAATTTTATTTCATACATGAAACATACCATCAATTAACGGAGAAGTCTCAATTTCATCGTAGGTTAATACCTATGTTTGAGAATATAGAGATGAAGGCATTAATTAGATGTCGAGTTATCATGTATATGAATCAAGGTAAGAGAATTATCCATGCACCACATGTTGACATGGGATATAGTCATAAGAGTGGATTATTATATTTGAATACATGTAATGGATATACTCGTCTTGCAAATAATGATTGGAAACCAGAAGATGGGCAAGGTGAGGAAGTATTCAGTGAAGGCAATAAGGTTATGAGTGTTCGTAATCGATTATTGTTACATGATGGAAGCATACCGCATTGTAGTACGACATGTACAGATCAACGGATGCGTATCCTAATTGCATTCAATTATTTTTAAGTCTTCTATTGACTTTTAGTTGAATGTAGATTAAAATACTGTTGTAATTACAAAACACATTAATGGGAAAAGGATTTACAGTCAAAGCGAAATCCCCTGTTGCAAAACCAAAAGAACCCGAATGGGATTATGATAAAGCACGGGAGATGATTCGCAATAAAACAGTGGTATTCTGCCTACCAGGGCGCGGAGTATCCTATGCTTTCCTGAAGAGCTTTGTGCAGCTATGCTTTGATCTGGTACAAAGTGGAGCAAGTATCCAAATCTCTCAGGATTATTCATCAATGGTCAACTTTGCTCGATGCAAGTGCCTCGGTGCTAACGTCCTTCGTGGTCCAGATCAAAAACCATGGGATGGTAAACTTGATTATGATTATCAACTATGGATTGATAGTGATATCGTCTTTAACTCGGAGAAGTTCTGGCAACTTATCCTCATGGATAAAGATATTGCTGCTGGTTGGTATTGCACTGAAGATGGGCGTACAACCTCGGTTGCACACTGGATGGAAGAAGATGATTTCCGTAATAACGGCGGTGTCATGAATCATGAAACGCTTGAAAGTATTGCAAAGCGTAAGAAACCATTCACTGTTGATTACACTGGTTTTGGTTGGGTACTCATCAAGCATGGTGTATTTGAACACGAAGGTCTACCTTATCCTTGGTTTGCACCTAAGATGCAGGTATTTGAATCTGGTGAAGTTCAAGACATGTGTGGTGAAGATGTATCATTCTGCTTAGATGCAAAAGAAGCAGGTTTTGAAATCTGGTGTGATCCACGCATTCGAGTTGGTCATGAAAAACAACGAATTATTTGATATACTAGATGGGGATAAAGTTCTTTATGAGAACCTAACTCAAGATCAATACTTTGATACGATAGAAGATCTTGCTCAAGACTTCTATCAAAATGGTGGAAAGAATCCACAAAATTTGAAAACCGTTATTAAAAAAGGTGAACCCTAATGGCACGATCTAAAATTGGACTCGGTGGTGAGGCATTTGTTGAGTCACAACCGAAAAAATCTCGTCAAGGCAACGGTAAGCATACCAAATATGCCGCAACTTCTCGTAATAACAAGAAGAAGCGTTATCGTGGACAAGGTAAGTGAATGAATTAAAACTTTTAAATCATCGCCATCATGATAACTTCATATCTGAATTCTTATTTGATCCATCAGAACTGAATTTAGATACAGTTATTGATTATTTTGAATCACTTCATGAAAATGGTGCTGCTGTTGTTCCAAGGAATGATGTAGCAAAAGATGATCAATTGTTTTTATCTGGTGTTATAGGTGGACTTTACGGTCCATCTGTTTCAGAACTTACGATTAGTGATAATAATATCTTTGCCATTTACCGTCATTGGCAAAATATATCTAAAATTTGCTTTGATTTGTACTTTGATAAGTATGAAATCTTTAAAACTAAGCAATTAGAACATGTAAATGCTAAAATTCAACGAACAAAACCATCTGGTGGGTTTCATCTTTGGCATCATGATGGTGGATCACCACTTTGGCATCGTCAATTAGTAACTTTACTCTATCTAAATGATGATTATGATGCAGGTGAAACCGAATTCTTATATCAATCACTAAGAATTAAACCACAAGCAGGTAAATTTATCATATTTCCCGCTCAATGGACTCATATGCACCGTGGAAACCCTCCAATTGGCGGTACAAAATACATTTTAACATCGTGGGTAACTGAATTTCCCGCTGCAGCGTCAAAATAAGACTCGGATTTCTTAATCTGGGTCTTTTTTTTGTCTAACCTCTATAAATAACCAGAGCAATACTATTAAATAAACCTTTTAGATGGCAATAAAGCGCACATCTCAGTCGTTTAAAGACATTAGTTTCTCTTTTGTACCACATCCTGTTACAAAAGACCTACCTGTCTTGGTAAATGAACGCGCAATTACAAGAGCAGTACGGAATTTAGTCGAAACAATTCCGACAGAAAGGTTTTTTAACTCTGATTTGGGTACTGATATACGCGGAAGTCTATTTGCAAACTACACTCCAAGTCTTCCACGCATTATTGAGAACCAAATTAATGAAACTGTCAATCGTTATGAACCTAGAGTCGCAAACTTAAGGGTTAATCTTGATTCATATATTGATCAAAATGCATTTAATGTGACTGTAACCTTTGATATTGTTGGACTTGATGCTCCAACACAAGAATTTACCTTCCTCTTAGAGCCTACCAGATAATAATATGCCATTTACACAGTACACAAGTTTAGATTTTGAGGAAATAAAAGCCCAGATACGGGATTTTCTTCGTGCAAACAGCAATTTTACTGATTTTGACTTTGAAGGGTCCAACTTTTCGGTTCTAATTGACACTTTAGCGTACAATACTTACATTAATGCCTTTAATGCGAACCTAGTTGCTAATGAATCGTTCTTAGATTCCGCTTCAATTCGTGAAAATGTGGTTTCATTAGCACGAAACATTGGTTATGTACCTACATCAAGGACTGCAGCACATGCTGAAGTGCATTTTGAGGTTGAAACCGACACTTCTGAACCTGTTATCTACTTAAATCCAGGTTTAGTCACTGTTGGAGTATCTGAGGGCAGTACTTTTACCTTCTCAACCACTGAAGAATATCATGCTTCGGTAAAAGTTGTTGGAAAAAACACTGATGGTACTGATAAAAAGGTTGCAACCTTTGGAAGTGTTGAAAATCCAATTCAAATTCATCAAGGAACCTTCCTACAAAGCAGATTTAGGGCAAACAATGGGAAAGATCAACGCTTTATACTTTCTAACCCCAATATTGACACCTCAACCATTAAAGTTTTTGTTTCTACTGAAGCAGGAGTGTTGGGAAGAGAATGGAAAATGGTTGACAACATCTTAAATATTGAAAAAACCTCCGAAATCTTCTTTATTCAAGAAATTGGTGATGAAAATTTTGAAATTCTCTTCGGTGATGGTATTTTTGGCAAAAAATTAGAGAATGGAAGCATCATTACAGTCAGATATATCGTAACTGATGGTAAAGACGGCAATGGAGCAAGGGAATTTAGTTTCCAAGGTTCATTTAGTGATAAACCCCAGAGTCAAGTGGGTGGTAAAGTTGTTTTACCTGCTGCTGGAGTGGTTGTTAACACCGTCAATGGCGCTAGAAATGGCGCTGAGATAGAGGATGTACGCTCTATCAAGTACTTTGCCCCTAGACTGTACTCTTCGCAGTACAGAGCGGTTACAGGGCGTGACTATGAGGCGATTATTCAGTCAATCTTCCCTCAAACTGAGTCTGTTGCTGTAATTGGTGGTGAAGAATTAAGTCCACCACAATTTGGTAAGGTGCAAATCAGTATCAAACCAAAAAATGGTACTTATGTTTCTGATTTTGATAAGCAACAAATCAAAAACAAGTTAAAAAATTATGCAATTGCTGGAATTAACTCAGAAATTGTAGATCTTAAGATTCTTTATGTTGAACTCGATTCAACGATCTACTATGATACCTCAAAAGTATCAAATCCCGATCAATTAAGTGCAAGTATTACAGATACCTTATCAACTTATTCAAAAACTGTAGACATCAACAAGTTTGGTGGAAGGTTCAAGTACAGTAAGATCCTACAGTTGATCGATAGAGTTGATAATGCAATTACTTCAAACATTACTAAGGTCAAGATCAGAAGAGATCTAAAGGCATTGAAGAATCAGTTTGCACAGTATGAATTATGCTTCGGTAATAAATTCCACGTCAACCCCGAAGGATATAATATCAAGAGTACTGGATTCACTGTAGGAGGTTCTTCTGATTTGGTATTCTTAACTGATGTTCCCAATAAGACTGCTGATGGTAAATTAGATGGCAGTAATAAGGGTATTATCAGTGCGGTTTCTCGTAATGAAAAGGACGAACTAAAAGTTATTGTGAAATCTGTAGGAACTGTTGACTACCACAAGGGTGAAATATTACTGAATACTATTAATATCACCTCAACTGTTGCAGATAATGATCTTATTGAGATCCAGGCGTTCCCAGAATCTAACGATGTTATTGGATTGAAGGATTTATACATCACATTTGATGTTTCAAATTCTAGAATAAATATGGTTAAAGATGTAATTGCTTCTGGAGAAGATGTTTCTGGCGTCATATTCTCAAGAGACTATTACACATCAAGCTACTCTAACGGAGAACTAGAGAGGAAATAAATGACCATAGGGATTGACAAAAGAGTTCAAATTAACAAAATCATAGAAAGTCAATTACCTGAATTTGTCAGGTCTGATTTTGAGAATGCGACTGAATTTTTCAAACAATATTATATTTCTCAAGAATTTCAGGGTGGACCTTCAGATTTAATTGATAATCTAGATCAATATCTTAAGTCTGACAATCTTGTGCCTGAGGTTGTTTATGGAAAAACAACTCTCTCCTCAGATATTGATGCATCATCTACCACTCTAAGTGTTACTTCAACAAAGGGGTATCCTGATGAGTATGGTCTCCTTAAGATTGATGATGAAATCATCTCTTATACTGGTAAAACTGACACTGAGTTTACTGGTCTCATCCGTGGTTTCAGTGGTGTCACTGGTTACAATGTTGGAATTGCAACTTCTTTCGATTATGTCAATCGTCAAAATCTAAAATTTGAAGATACCAGTTCAGCAAGTCATGCTTCTGGCGTAGAAGTAACTAATTTAAGTGTACTTTTTATCCAAGAGTTCTATAAAAAACTCAAGAAAACTTTTCTCCCTGGATTGGAGAACAATGATTTTACCAAAGACTTAGATGTTGGTAACTTTATAAAGCACGCTAGATCTTTCTATCAATCTAAAGGTATTGAAGAATCCATCAGAATCCTCATGAAGGTTCTGTTTGGTGAGGCTGCAGTTATTCTTGATCTAGAAGAAAGACTCATTAAACCTTCTAGTGCAGAATATATCCGTAGAGAAGTTATTGTTGCTGATAGGATCAGTGGTGATCCTCAGAAGTTGGTTGGTCAAACGATTACAAAATCAACTGATCCATCTACCACTGCATCTGTATCTGAAGTTGAAATTTTTACCAGATCTGGTATTAGCACTTCAGAACTTAAGTCTTACTTTAAGATTTCACTATTCGTT